CGTGAAGTCTTATGCTACGACAACAGTTCTGTCGCACAAAACTTTGACGACTTTCTTTTCTTCCAAACGACCAGCACCACAAGAAAGCTCGTAGTAGATTTGTTTAGAATAAGATTTGTCGTTGCGTTCATCGATACGCAAGAAGAGCTCTTCTAACATACCGAAGCAAATTCCGGTTTTGTGGAAAGCATAACAAGTCGCAACATTTGAAGCAACGTTGATGATACCATCCGGCAGCCATACGAATTTGAAGCCGAGGAATGTGTCCAAGTCTCCGCTAACCAAAGCGCGAACGTTGTTGTAGTCGGCGGAAGTTGCTTGAGTAGATCCCAAGAGCTGCTCTTTTTCGGTTGCACCAGCGACGAAAGTTCTGTCTCCGGAAGCAACACCTTCAGCATCAAGCATCTTTGCAGCATGGCGCAATTTAGCAACAGTCAAGCCTGTGTTTGTGCCGGAGACTTCATAGTCGGCAGCAATGACTTGAGTTGACGGGAATGTGACGGCGGTTGCACCTGTTTCGCCACGATATGCCGTGCCACCCAAAGCAGCATAGATCACTTTATCGATCTGAATGCCGACAGCGGATTGAATGCAGATTGAAGTCATAGACATCGGATCAGAAACTTCTTGCAAGGTTTGAGTGCGATCGATCAAGCGAGCATCATGATAAGTCGCAATATCGATACGAGTTCTTGACAAGTTCGGATCATTTTCCGGCGTGTCTGTGATGTATGTTGTCTTTGAAGACATCGACCAGTTACCGATTTGATCTTGATAAAAAGATTTTCCGGTAAATCCGGTTTTTGTATATACTCTGTCGTAGAGCATAGATTTTTCTTGACGAGCCAAAGGCAAGATAATTTGAGAATAAGCCTGCGCTCTGACATCGGTTTGAGACCATGTATTTTGAGACATGATTTTATCCTTTCAAAATTAAGTTAAAAAAAATCGCAAAGATCTGTTCCTTGCGACGGCTGTTTTTTTGCCTTGTCCTTCATTGAAGGGGGCGTCTTTTGTCGGGGGCGTTTAGGCTTATCCCTGCATCTGCATCAACGAATTGACATAATCAACTCGAGCACGGCGTTCTTCATCCGATACCCATGATTGATTGTTTTGTCTGCACCAGTTCGGATCGTTGCGTTTGTTCTTCGATCCAGCCCAAAATGCATCGTTCGGATCGCTCATGATCCTCTGAAACTCTGCCTTCGCTTCCGACGGGGTTTTCGTAAATCCGGAAACTTGTCCTTCGAAACCGCCGAGAGAGCCCTCGGAGATCTGCGATCCCATGCGTGATAAAAGTTTTATAAATTTTGCATCGTTCCCGATGAGGCTGTTGAAATAGTCATATTCTTCTTGATTGCCCGACATCTTTTGCAAAAATGTCCGAGCAAGCTCCATATTTTCATTGTATTTCAAGCCCCATTCTTTTTTGAGTTCGGCTTCGGCTGTTTGTTTTGCCTGTTCGGCTTGCTGTGCTTTCAAATTCTCATAAACCTTAAATTCGTTCAATTGAGCGTCAAGCAGCTTTTGAGCCACTGCCGGAGATATATGATTTTGCTTCATTAAGTTCTTAAACTCGACCAAGTCAGCACCTTCTCCGGTTAGCTGATAGTCGGCAGCATTGTCCGGCACGCCGAAGGCTTTATCATACAAGCCCCAAGCAACACCGTCATTGTCATCTTTTGGAATAGCGACACGTCCCTGTCCCATAAGAGATTGAAGCTCGAGATAACTCTTTGAGAGTTTGTTGACATCGCCGCCGAATTTTGTGATTGACGGATTGTCTCTATACTCCGCAGATAACGCCGAGCTAAAATCAAAGCCTTGCGTTGTGTCGCTTCCGAGACTTCCGGAAGGCTGTCCGATATTCGGATCAGTTGTCATTTCTTCAGTCATTTTATAAATTCCTTTCGTAGAATTGAGAGATATTTTCCGGCAAGATGTCGTCTCTCATGAGTGTTTTTATCATTAAAATCACATCCCGCTTGCCGCCGGAATATGAAATCTCGTTCGGATCGCTTGAGCAAAGCGGCGTGTTATATCCGCA